CTGCAACGGGTTCGGACTGCATAAGAAATTACTTAACAATTTAGAGAATGTAATATGGGCAAGGTAATCACCTCCCTTTCCTCCACAGGTAGGGAAAACTATAATGAGGCGATGTTAGGGCTTATCCGGTCAATAAATCGCAATGCTTCCGACTATGACACTCATTTGCGTAGTGTGGATGGCTATGTAGATGAATATCATGGTAGAAAAATACTACAAGGCAAATGGCCGAAATCGCAGCAATACGAATCATGGAGCCATCAAAATATGCCGTATCAGTTTAAGCCGGTAATGGTAGCGGAAGCGTATGAATTGGGGTACCGAAAGATTATTTGGTGCGATTCAACCATTCGAGTAATGCGCAACCCCGACCCACTCTGGCAACTTGCAGCAGAACATGGGATTGTTGCGTGGAACAATGAGGGGCATCCGTTACATAAGTATATGCCCGATCACCAAATCGCATGGTTAGGGTTAAGAGATTACACACAGGTAGTGCAGATGTATCAGATTATGGCTTGTTGCATAGTGTTCGACTTCGACCATCCTGCGACTAAACCGATTTTCGATAAGTGGATTGAAGGTGCTTTCAACAATTGCTTTCATCATAACGAGAGTAAGAATCCGCACTATGTAAGCAGCAGACATGATCAATCGTTATTATCAGCTATCATGAATATCAATGGTGTAAAGGTGCAGCCGTATGGTGGACTTGCATACAGGGAATTTATGCCAGTGGATCCATTCTTCATTAATTGGGGGGTAAAAGATTAGTTATGGACAACTTAGATAAAATAAAGCACGAACAACAAAGAAAGCAGTTATATCTTGATGTGTTTGTTGAAGTAATAAAAAAGCCAAATATGGATTATAAAGATGCACATTTTGAAGCATCATGGTCAGTGGAATGTTTTGACCAAGCATTTGGTTTTGATAAGTCTAAAAAAGTAAAAGATTAACTTTGTAATATGTCCGAAAAGATAACTTGTTCAGGTTGCATACATCGAAAGCAAGGTAAAGAGAAATCCTTTTGCAATAACCCAAGACAAACGGATGAAAGATTCAAAGATTATATTTATCCACCTATTCATGGATGCGATTTACATGAACCTATACAAACTAAACAAATATGGGCTACACAGGCAAAACAATCGAACTAATAGACCTCATCATTGACAGAGTGCAAACGGTGGTAGATTTAGGAGCGCAGAATGATTACCGCCATCCTACACTACCTGCACCATACGTTAAAGATACCTACTATGCAAACAAGCAATATACGGCCATTGACATTAGCGGAGAGAACGGTAGTAAACCATACGACCTGTCCCTGCTTCACGACTTCGGAGTACAGTATGACCTTTTGGTGGATGCAGGAACATCCGAACACGTTGGAACCAACGGCAAGCATGACATCAAAGCAATCTACAACTGTTGGAAGAACAAACACAACCTTGTTAAAGTCGGGGGATTCATTGTCAGCGAAAACCCAAAGACAGGGAACTGGCCGGGGCATGGGTTCAACTACTATACTACAGACTTTTATAAGCTACTCGCTGGCTTTGGTGATTACTCTCTCATTGATATTGGTGAGCATCCTGCTATGGGCAATACTACGGACGGTTGGAATGTTTACTGTGTTATGCAGAAAACGAAAGAGGAATTTATAAGTTTGGAGAAATTCAAGAAGTGTGGTATTGCAAGAAGTTAAACAGATAAAGGCGACATCGGTATTCTATGCCAATGAAAAGGCATACAATGAGGGATTTCCGATAATATGCAATGAGGGGGGATCACGATCAAGCAAATCATTCTCCATCGTTCAACTGCTCATTCAGATAGCATCTACCCAACGTAACAAGCGAATCAGCATAGTATCGCACTCACTACCACACATCAAACGGGGCGCATACAGGGATTTCAAGACCATTATGGAAGATTGGAATATGTGGAAGGATGAGGATTTCAGTTTTACTGACTTCATCTACAAATTCCCTAATGGCAGTTATATCGAACTATTCGGACTTGAGGATGAACAGAAAGCACGGGGGCCGGGTAGGGATATTCTTTTCGTAAACGAAGCAAACCTTATCAGAAAGGCACTATTTGACCAATTAGCTATGCGTACAACGGGGACAATCTTTTTAGACTGGAACCCTGCCGACTTCGTATCATGGGTGTACGATGTTGCGGACAATCCCAACAACAAGCGCATAAAATCTACCTACATACACAACAAGGGCAACTTAAGCCAAACGCAAATAGACATCATTGAGGGGTATAAGAACCTGCCCGATGACTTTATGTGGAAAGTGTACGGATTGGGAGAAAGGGGTGCCGCAAAGGAGATAATCTATACCAAATGGCAGATAACAGATGTATTGCCGGAAGGGGGAGATGTATTCTATGGACTTGACTTTGGATATGTTCACCCACTTGCACTCGTTAAGGTAGTACACTATGAGGGTGCAAACTACGTGCAGGAGTTGATATACAAATCGGGTTTAACTCCATCTGAAATAAGCCGGGAAGTGAAAGACCATATATCAGACCGCAAACCCGTGTACTGCGATGCTGCAGAACCTAAAAGCATTGAGGAACTTTACAGGGGTGGTATCAATGCACAGGCGGCAAACAAAGAAGTATGGCCGGGAATATTGAAAGTTAAATCTTATCCGTTATTCGTTACATCCGGTAGTAAAAACATCATTCGGGAGTTGCAAAGCTACAAGTGGAAAAAGGACAAGAATGACAATGTGATTGATGAACCGGTGAAGGAGAATGACGATGGGTTAGATGCGATGCGTTATGCCATATTCACCCACTTACATAAGCCGGCTTTTCAGGTGGCTGTATGGTAGGCAATTAAATCGTAATTTTGCCAGTAACAAATAATAACTTATGGGTTTATTCGATTTCCTCCGCCGCAAGGCAGCACCCGTTAAAACACCTGTACAAGTATCAATAGAAAGGGGTTTGATTACTTGGGACGGTCAGAATCAAGCAGAAATAGTAAGGGATAGTTATATCGGCAATGACTTGGTATATGCCATTATTACGCTGATCACCCAAAAGGCAAAAGTAGCACCATGGGGAGTGTATAAAGTTAAGGATAAGGCGAAAGCAAAGCAGTACCAGGCGAAATTAAACTCACCCGTTACTATTGACCTCAAAGAACTGAAGGAACTGAAAGAACAGGCATTTGAACTATACGAAGGCGATGCCCGGCTGAATGAGTTGCTCAAATACCCAAATAGTGAAGATTCATGGTCAGACCTTATTGAACAATGGGTAGGTTTCAAGAAGATAACGGGCAATTCCTTCATCTATGCAAAAATGGTTGGCGATGCTTCCGTGAACAAGGGCAAGCCAATGGAGTTGTATGTACTACCATCCCAATACATGGCAATCAAAGTAGATATTGAGCAATTCCCGCCAAAGAAGGTTGCGTATCAACTTTACTATGGGCAGTACATTCCGTTCAATACAGAGGAGATTCTGCATGATAAATACTTCAACCCCGAATGGTCAGCAACCGGTGGGCAGCTGTATGGATTATCGCCTTTACGGGCGGCATCGAAGGTCTTAACCCGTTCCAATAGTTCAAAGACCGCATCCGTTGCGATGTTCGATAACATGGGGCCGCAGGGTGTACTTTACATGGATGATATGCGATTCGACCCATTAAGTGGTGGCGCGCAAGCACAGGCACTTAAAACGCAAATATCAATGGCATCCGGCGCCGGCAAGCATGGTAGTGCAGCCGTATCAGGGTACAAAGTAGGATGGACACAGATTGGCCTACCTGCCAAAGACCTGCAACTAATCGAATCAGAGAAATGGGATAAGGAAGCGTTATGCTCAATCTATGGTGTACCTCCGGTTCTATTAGGTTCGCAGGATGCCGCTACATACAACAATATGCGGGAAGCGGAGAAATCGCTGACATTACGGGCAGTACTTCCCGAACTGATTGCCATCCGGGATAACCTTAACCGTAAGATGAAAACCGATTGGGGGTACAAGAATACTGATATATTCGTGGACTTCGATTTGACCGTTTACCAAGAACTCGAAGCGAACAGGGAAGCACAGGCGCAATGGTTGAATACATCATGGTGGCTGACACCGGAGCAGAAACTGAAGGTAATGGGTATAGCACCGGATCCGAACGTTCCGCTTGAAGATTATCAAAAGTTGTATATTCCACAGGGATTGATGCCAATGGATGACTTTACTAATCTGCCAGATGTACCGCCAACTATACAATAAATACCGAAAGAAATACAGGGTGCTTATTAAGAAGGAACTTGATAAGCAATGCAGAGCTATACTCAATGGTGAACAACCCGACCAAAGCGGACTGAAACGAATTATCAGCCAACTGCATCAAGGTGCAGGAATGACAATGGCGAAGTACAACTATGATAAGATTAGGCGCAAAGCAGGTATCAAGGATAACTTGACACCTCAACAAAGATGGGCGATAGTGATTAAAATGTTCCTTGATCAGGGACTGACAATGCTGACCGATGGAATTACCAATACAACAAAAGAAACTATCCGAAAGGTATTGATTAAAGGCATGCAGGAGGGGTGGAGCATAACGCAAATGATGACCGAACTCGAAAAGTCAGGTATCAATGCTTACCGTGCAGAACTTATTGCCAGAACAGAAACAACAAGGGCCGCAAATCAGGGAGCGTTGTTAGGTGCCGTATCAACAGGGCTGCAAACGGAAAAGGAATGGATAGCAATTACCGATGACCGTACACGAAGAATCCCCCGTGATAAGTTCGACCATTTGCACATGGATGGGAAGCGTGTAGCAGTAGATGAACCTTTTTTAGTGCCAAAGGAAAATGACTTGAACATACTTGGAGTTAAGTCAGGTGAAGAAATGGAATATCCAGGTGATAGCAGGGCAAGTGCAGGGAACGTATGTAATTGTCGCTGCACCGTTGGTTTTGAAGTAGTGAGAGATGAGAACGATATGCCCGTATTAATTCAGGGCAATCTAAAGGGGCCGGCCGGCACCCTGTGGAGTTTATGGAATAATAGTTTATTTTTGCAATTACAAATGTTGATAAATGAAGCAATATAGCGTTAAGGATATAATGAATGGTGTCGAAGATGTTGACAAAGAAAGCCGTAAGGTAAAAGCGGTGTGGGCAAGAATGAGCAATGTTGACCTTGACAATGACATTATCAGTCCTGCTGCATTTACTCGGACAATTACTGCAAGAGGGCCGCAAGGGAAGAATCTTATTTGGTCATTAGTTGACCATAAGACTTCGATGAAGTATGCTTTGGGTAAGCCAAAGGAACTCTATGTTGAAGGCGATGCGCTTATAGCCGTAACAGAAGTTATTGAAACGGAAATGGGTGAAGATATGCTGAAATTATACGAAGCAGGGTTAATCAATCAGCACTCAATCGGATTTAGCACTATCAAGTCCGAAATGGATAATAGTACCGGTATTCGCACCATTACAGAACTGATGCTCTATGAAGGTAGTGCCGTATTATGGGCGGCTAATCCCGAAACACCGACCATATCCATCTACAAAGGAATGGAACCGGAAGTAGTGAAGGAAACGCTAAACGGGAGATTGGAAAAGTTACTCAAAGCGTTTAAGCATGGCACATTTACAGATGACACTTTCTCCCTATTGGAGATTGAAATAAAACAGATACAAACTGCAATATCAGAACTCACCACTCAACCCGTTGCCGCAGCAACACTTGACCCGGAAGATAATAGCGCAG